ATCATTGGTGGAGAAATTATCCCCATTAGAGCCAAAAGCTTTTGAGGCATTAGTTGCTGCATTAGAGGATCACAAAGACTGGGCAGTAAAACTATTCTTTCAGTACCAATATGGTATGCCTAAGCAAGTGATTGACCAAAATACAACTCATACCGTTAATGACTTTGATATTAGAGAGATTGTCAAATTCAAATGATAACAATCAACAAGAAGTATATACCATTATTTGAAAGCGATAGTAGATACTTTGTAATTACTGGGGGCAGGGGAAGCGGTAAATCGTTTGCCCTAAACTCATTTCTTTTGCTTCTAACCTACGAAGTTGGGCATACCATACTATTTACTCGTTATACATTAACATCTGCTCATATCTCAATTATCCCTGAGTTTGTGGAGAAAATTGAGATGGCTGATTTGCATAACGATTTTAGTATAACCAAAGATGAAATAATAAATCTTCGTACTGGCAGCAAGATTCTATTCAAGGGAATCAAGACATCATCAGGTACACAAACGGCAAATCTTAAATCACTTTCAGGAGTAACTACCTTTGTCTTAGATGAGGCAGAGGAATTAGTAGATGAAGATGTGTTTGATAAGATTGACTTATCAGTTCGTAATTCAGCAAGGCAAAATCGGGTAATCCTAATTCTAAATCCAACAACAAAAGAGCATTTTATTTACAATCGTTTTTTCGAGCAAAAAGGAGTTGATGCTGGGCAGACATTAACCAAAGGAGATACGACTTACATTCACACTACTTACCAAGATAATGCTGAGTACCTATCTGAATCTTTTTTAAATCAGATTGAAGCTTTAAAGCAACACAATCCAAAGAAGTTTGAACATACAATTCTTGGTGGATGGTTAGACAAAGCAGAGGGAGTAGTATTTACTAATTGGCGATTCGGGGATTTTAATCCTGATAAATTGCAAACATCATTCGGGCAAGACTTTGGTTTTAGTATTGATCCAACAACATTGGTAGAGGTAGCCATTGACAAAAATAAGCGTAAGATATATGTCAAGGAGCATTTGTATAAACCAAAGCTTACTACATCTGAGATTGCAACAATAAACAAGCAGGTATGCGGAGGCAATCTAATCATAGCAGATAGTGCAGAGCCAAGACTAATTGCAGAGCTTCAAAGCCAAAGAGTAAACATCCAGCCAACGGAGAAAGGTGCAGGAAGTATTACTGCTGGTATTGCCTTAATGCAAGATTACGAAATAGTGTTAGAGCCTAATAGCTTAAACATAGCTAAGGAGTTTAATAACTACATTTACTCAGACAAGAAATCAGGATTAGTAATTGATAACTTTAACCATGCTATTGATGCTATCCGGTACAATGTCTTTTACCATTTATCAAATCCAAGCAAAGGTCAATACTTTGTGTATTAAAGTAACAAATAAAAACTTAACTCGTTTATAAATTATGAAAGTAGAAATTACAATACCTACCGATTTAAGCGAAGTACCATTATCTCGTTATCAGAAATTTTTAAAGATTGCACAAAACAATGAAGATTCGGAGTTTTTGCACCATAAGATGATTGAGATATTTTGCGGTATTGATTTGAAGCTTGTGCCTCAGATTAAATACAAGGATATACAAGATATTACCAATATCCTGACTGATATGTTTAACCAAGACCATAAACTGGTTAAAACATTTAAGCTTGGTGGGGTTGAGTTTGGTTTTATTCCAAATTTCGAGGAGATAACGGCAGGGGAATACATGGATTTGGATAACTATATAAACGATTTTAAAGACTTGCATAAGGCAATGGCTGTTTTATATAGACCAATAAAAACAAAGCTTGGAGGTAAATATACGATTGAGCCTTATTTGGGATCGGATGCCTACTCAGCAGTTATGAGAAATGCACCATTAAGTGTTGTTTTAGGAGCAAGGGTTTTTTTTTATCATTTAGGCAACGAATTAATGAGAAGTACATTGACCTATTTGGAGAACAATCAGGAGGCAATGAGTATTCTGAACAAGCACAATTCGCAAAAAGGTGGGGATGGTATTCATCACTCTATGCTCTTGCTCAGGGGGATGTTAGAAGATTTGATGAAATTACCAAGCTTTCTATAAATCAATGCCTAATATGGCTGACATTTGAGAAGCAGAAAAACGAATTAGAAGCTAAAATGATTAACAAGCAAATAAAATGAACGGATACTATTACTTAGTACATAGATTAAAGACTTACTTAGATGCTACTGGGTTTATTAACTCGGTATCAGTAGGAGATATTTACAATGTGGATTTAAACAAGCAAACTATATTTCCTTTAACACACATTATTGTAAACAATGCAACTCCTGCTGAGCAATCATTAAGCTTTAATTTGTCCATTCTTTTTATGGATATTGTTGATGAAAGCAAATCTGCGAATGTTAGCTTATTCGAGGGAAATGATAATACACACGATGTTTTAAATACTCAGTTATCATTGGCAAATAAATTATACTTGGATTTAATTCGTGGCGATTTGTATGATGAAATGGTGCAGGTAACTGGCACTCCAACATTTGAGCCATTTGTTGATAGATTTGAAAATAAGATTGCAGGCTGGACATTAACATTTGATGTAAGCATTCCACAAGATATGACCGTTTGCTAATGCAGTTAAAAAATACATACGAATTAGTTAAGAAGTATAGGGATTATGTAGTGCAACAATCTAAGTCAAATTTGACAAAGGCAAAGCACAACAATACAAAGTCTTTATATAATAGTATTAGTGGCGATATACTCATAGAAGATAATTATGCAGTTGTAGGATTTCGTATGAATGACTACGGGCAATTCTTGGATCAAGGAGTTAAAGGAAAGACAAGTGGAAACAAAGCACCTAATAGCATATTTAAATTTAGTAATGGCGGAAGTGGAGGCTTAACACAAGGAATTAACAAATGGGTAAAGCAAAGAAAAATTCAGTTTAAGGATAAAAAGACTGGTAAGTTTTTAAGCTATGATTCTACTGCATTTTTAATAACTCGAAGTATTTGGCACAAAGGATTGGAATCAACATTATTTTTTACAAAGCCATTCCAAGCTGGATATAAGAAATATGTAGAGAATGATATGGTAAATGCTTTTGCAGCAGATGTTGATACTTTGGTTGATTATAATTTAACAAATATAAAATGATTATAAATGCAAGAAGCCCATACTTTATTATAGTAAATGAAAGTGGGCAAGTAGGTAGTAAGATTGAGATTTTTTTGTGGAATAATCCAGCATCTATTCCTGCGACTGCTACTTATACTTTAAGTAAGCGTAATGCCTCCGCAACACAAACGGAAAATTCATACAATGTATCCTCTTTTATCAGAGAATATATAGACAATATTTCGCCAGCTTCAAGCACTAATTCAATGTGGTGCAATGTTTCCATAAAACGATACAAGGAAACAAGCTTTGGCACTTATTCTCTTGTTGATACAACTGCTTATTTTGGAGTAAATGGATATACAAAGTATTTAGATGGGTATAATAAAACCGATGCTTCTAATAAATTTGTCGTACTTGCTGATTCAACAAAAGAAATCCAATATACATTAGGCTCAATACCAAGTGTAAATGTTGCAATTAACACTACATTAGGAGATAAGATAGAAGTAATTTATAAGGATTTAAACGGCAGAAATGCAGTAACTACTACTTTGCTTGCAGTTACCGATCCAAGCAAAAAGGATTTACTTAAAGTTGATTTAAGCACTACATCAACAAAGTATAATTGTGGAAATACGGTAACATTAAATTACTATGTTGCAACTGTTTTAACTACAACTAAAACATTTAGAGTAATTCCAGTTTGCGAGCCAAAATATACACCAGTAGTATGTGCTTTTATAAATCGTTATGGCGGTTGGCAGTTTCTTAATTTCTTTAAGGCTCAGACTAATTCAATTAATGTAGATTCTACTACCTACAAAATGATGCCTGATGCTATTAATTACAATGTGAGTAAGCCACAAACTACATCGTTTAATATCAATGGCAATCAGTCAGTAACTTTAAATACTGGATGGGTACCGGAAAATTATTCAGATTTGATTCAAGACTTAATGCTTGCAGAAACTATTTTACTTGATGGCAAGCCAGCTGAATGTAAGACAACAAGCACTAACTTAAAGACTTCTTTGATGGATCGTAATATTAACTATACGATTCAATTCGATTACGCTTATAACTTAATTAATAATGTAATTTAATGGTAGTAGTTGGACTTTATATATATGTAAATGGTGTTGCTAAAAGACTTGATTTATTCAAGGATGAGAATATTAGCATAACCAGTTCAATACAAGATGTAAATGATATATCTAAGGTATTTACTGATTTCAGCCAATCTTTTACCGTTCCTGCCTCAACACATAACAATTCAATCTTTAAGCATTGGTACGATAATAGTATTGACAATGGATTTGATGCGAGAGTAAGAATAAATGCTTATGTAGAACTTGATACAATTCCATTTAAAAGTGGCAAGATTCAGCTTGAAAAGGCTCAATATAAAAATGGCGTAATTGACAACTATCAAATTACTTTTATTGGCACTCTTGTATCATTAAAAGACTCATTTGCAGGCAAGCAGTTAAGGGATATTGATTTTAGTGGGTATAATTTTACTTACAACGGAACGGTAGTAAAAAATCGTGTAACTGGTGGAGTAACAAATGATATTAAATTCCCATTAATTACATCTAAAAATGTATGGCAATATGGAGGAGGAGGCGCATCGGTAATTAATTGGGATATATCAAATACTGCAAGCCCAATATATACATCTGATTTATTCCCTGCTATGAAGATTGCAAGTATATTTGATGCAATCTCTTTAAATTTAGGCTTAACATTTGAGGGTAATTTCTTGACTGATTCAAGATTTACTCGTGCTTTTTTATGGCTTAAAAATACCGACTTATTTCAGCAGAAGTTTAAGGTAACAAAAATCAATTTTCAGACTAATACATCTACTACTGGTACTCAGGGTATGTTTAATGTATTTACTGATACATTGACATATATTAAGCCAACTGCTCCTGCTTTTTTAAGTCAGAGTAATATTACATTTACATTTACTTCATCAGGAATTCCATTTACTTTTTATGTATATCGTAATGGTGTTAAGCTAAATGAGCAAAGCTTTGTTACTCAGACTTCGCCAATGTACTTAGAAGCACCATTAGGAGAATCGGGTGCCTATACATTCCATATATCTGCTACATCGCCAGTAACATATACTTCGGTTTATTATTTTGAAACCAAAGTAGGTGCTACTACTACATCAGATGTTACGGTTACACAAAGCACAAGCCAAACTACTGATACTATTTTAGACATAGCTTCTTATATGCCTGAAATTAGCTTAGAAGAATTCTTTACTGGTGTACTTAAAATGTTCAATTTGACTTGTTATTCAACTGCAAATTCAGTTTATAAAATTGAGCAAATTGAAGATTGGTATAATGCAGGGGAAATTAAAGACATAACCAAATATGTAGTTAACTCTGATTTCGAAATAACAAAGCCAAAGTCTTACAAAAGACTTAAATTCAATTACGAGCCAAGTGAGAGCTTTATGAATAAGCAATATCTTGGTACATCAAATCATGAATACGGAGATTTAAATAATGAATTAAATAATGATGGCGAAGATTACACAATCAAGCTACCATTCGAAAATCTACTATTCCAAAAATTTACTGGTACTGATTTGCAGGTTGGCTATTCATTAAAAGTTGGATTTGACAATTATATTCCAAAGCCAGTAGTGCTTTATGATTATGGCACAATAACGACTACATCGTTTAAAATTAATGATGGCACATCTACTACAACTGCTACATCTTACAATGTATTTGGGCAGGATACCAATATTAGTAGCGTAAATTGGACTTTGAATTTTGGAGTTGAGCAATCATCGTTTACTGATGACATCGAAACCAATACTTTATATGCCAATTACTACGAAGATTACATTAATAATATCTTTAATATAAAGGCTCGAATTATCAAGGTTAAAGCAATGATGCCAATACCATTTTTAACTGCCTTAAAACTAAACGATAGAGTTGTGATAAGGGATAAGAGATATATTATAAACTCCTATACAACTGATTTAACAACTGGCGAGGTAAGCTTTGATTTACTAAACGATTTTAGAACGATATGATAGAGAAACTGCTAAAATTATTACTTGCCTTGGATCACTACAA